GGAACTCCTGTACCACGCCCTTGTCCTGCTCGGTGACGAGGCCCCCGGAGTTGTAGGTCCCGCGCAGATAGGCAGCCAGGTGCTCCTGGCGGTCGGGGGCCATGCCCCGGATGTTCCGCAGAAGCGCCATGCGCGCGTGCCGACGCTCGGGGTCAGGGGTGTTGAGCGCGCTCAGCGTGGGCTCGAAGAGGAAGCCGGGCAGCCCGGCGAACTTCTGATTGCCCGCCACGTAGTCGTACGCCTGGGACATGACCGTACCGAAGCGGGTGGCCGTCCGGTCGGAGATGCCATGGTTCGTCCCCGCCCAGCCGACGATGCCGATGTTGGTCTGTCGGAACAGGCGGGAGAACGACTTGACGCGATCCGCGATTTTGGGTACGCGGTATGACGGGTTGTAGGACTCCTGCGGCTTGAAGGGCACTTACTCTCCCATCTCGTACTGGAGAAGGCGAAGGAAGGAGATCAGCTCGGGCGGTGCGTCCGGCTGGCTCGCGGCCTCCAGAATCTCGGGCAGGAACTGGCGCAGCTTCGCGGGCTCGGGAGCCCCACGTCGCGTCACCCCCCGATTGACGGGGACGTTCGGCCGCGTGGTTGGCCCAAAGAGTAGCTCTTCATCTTCGTCCGCGTACTGGGCCTTCGGAGCCCTAGGATCCCCAGAAAGATCGGGCTCTGGAAGCACGGCGGCTGGCTGCTGAGCCGGTAGTGCTTGGGCTGTAGGATCCCCAGCCTCAAGAGCCTGTTGCGCGACATCAGCTGCGTCATTCGCAGCACCGACTGCTCGGGGGTCTTGACCAACAACAGACGTGAGGCGCGCGTCCTCTGGCTTCGGAAGTGCATCAGGCATCGAGGCTCCTTATCGGGTCGTGACGATCTGCTGCTGGAGCGGCTGGGACGCGAACTCCAGAGGTGCGAAGCCTGGGCCGGTAGGACCAGCCGGAGCCGGAGCCTCCAGGTCCGAAGCGCCACCGTCGGCTGGCGCCTCCGCGACTGCCAGTTCGCCAGGCACTCCGCCTGGGGTCGGCTGCTGCTGCTGAGCGGCCTTCACAAGCTCAGGCGCAATCTTCTCGACAGCCTCTAGGAGCGAGGCCCCCTTGCCCATCTCGATGAACGCCTGGGCCGCGATGTGCAGCGGCTGGCTCGGGTCGGCGGCGAAGCGCTGGAAGATGGTGTTCCCCAGCTGCTCGCGGTCGATCTTGTCCTGCTCGGACGCGGCGTCGTCGAGGTACTCGATCTGCTGGCGGCCGGTCTCCTTGGAGATCAGGCCCGCGCCCAGCTGGGTGAGCACGCGCTGGTCCGCGTACTGGCGGTCCACGCCAGCCGCAGCGCCGAAGAGGTAGCGGCAGGTGTACTGCTCCTTGATGTCCTTCGACGGCGTGTAGGTGTTCTTGCCCTTGACGCCGCGGATGAGGGGCTTGTTCATGTCCAGGTGCTTCTCGTCAATCTTGAAGGTGATGTAAGTGAGCTTCTTGCGCAGGGCGCCCATCTGGCGCTGAAGCTCTTTGATCGCGCTGGAGAGCCCGCCCTGGGTGGAGGAGACGAAGCTACCGGACGCGATGGACTGGGAGACCGAGCCTACGCGGGACGGCGGCTGGATGGCCTCCTTCGACTCCTGGTCGTCCATGTACTGCAGGACTCCGAACACCTGTCCGGCCGGTGCCGCAGGCGGCACGCGGCGCATGAAGGTGTTGCCGTCGTACGTCGCGTCGTGGTGGAAGATGGTATCGGGGCCGGGCTTGGCGTTGGGGTTCAGGATGCCGCGCTCCTCGTATGGCGCGTGCACCATGTCCTCCATGTAGTCATCCATGTAGGCGACGATGCGGTTGCGCACCATCATAGGTCCGCCGATCTGGTCGAGCAGGCCGCGGAACTCCTCGTCCAGGGAGTCCTGCTGGCGGTACGCCACCGGCACGCAGCCTAGCTCATGTACCCAGGTGTCGGACACGCGGTGCGTTTCCTTTACCTTGGTGCCCGCCGTGGTGGGCTGGCAGACGAACTGGGACACGGCCATGTCGTCGAAGAGGGTGATGACGAGGACGTTCTTGGCGCGGTCCTTCTTGATGAAGTGGATGTCGGGCCACTGGGACGCGGCCTCCTCCAGGCTCATGGTCTCCTCGTACAGCATGGAGATCAGCTGGCCGTTGCGCACCTTCGGGTACATGCCCACCGGGTTGAGCCGGTAGAACTGGGGGTAGTCCGAACGTGGGTTCGAGACGCAGGCCAGGGCCATCATCCCGCTGCCGATGAGGTCCATGTACAGGCGGGCCTCGATGTCCGGGCCGTTGTTCATCTCCCAGGTGGTCGCCGCGATCGTCTCGCGCACGCGGGCCGCCTTGTAGGCGGCGGTGCTCTCGTCGGTCAGCGCGAACACGGGCATCGGCGCGGCCTCGCAGGCCAGGCGCGTCAGGTCGTGCAGCGCGTTCTTGTACTTGTTCTCGACCTTGGGGGTCCGGGGAATCCACTCGTCGGGGTAGAGGGAGGTGAAGTCGCCGCCGTACAGCTTGAAGTTGTCCTGGATCCTGCGCTTGTGGTCTTGGTAGCGTGCCTGCTGTCGGTACCCGTTCACCTGGTCAGCGATGTACTGGCCGTTGATCCTCTCCTCGTAGACCGCTACTACTTCAGGCTTCTGCATTCGCTAGCTCCCTTTGCCTACGCTTGTGGCGCGCTTGCGCTTGATGCTCGCGCCACGCGCGGGCTTTGTCAACCTCGGGGCGGTGCTCCTTCAGGTACCAGTGCTCCCGGCCCTCGGTCCCGTCGAAGTGGTCCTGCAGGTTCCGGCGCGGGACCAGCCGCCTGTGGTTCCACTTGATGAACCAGAGGGCGTGGAGCGCGTCGGCGGTGATGCGGGTCTGCGGCGCCCAGATCATCGCTTCGTGCTCCAGGATGGCGGAGGACTTGATGCCGTAGCTGTCTCCGTAGGGGAGCGAGATCCGCGCTTGCTCGAAGTCGGCCGCGAGGCTCTCCATCCCCAGTTCGATGTCGTTCTTGTTGGTGGCGCTGGTCCGATGCTCCATCACCGTCGTCCGCTGCTTCACGTCCTCGAAGTCGGGGTCCCCCTGGAAGAGGTGCTGCGCGATGTTGCGCTCGACGATCATGTAGTCGGGGTGGTACTCCGACAGCACCTTGCGCATCCAGCGCTTCTGTGCCTGCATCCCGCCCTTGAAAGTTTCCACGGTGAGGATGAAGCACCAGAACTGGCCCCGGTCGTATAGCACATCTGCGATGATGGCCCCGTTGTACTCGGTGGGGCTGGGGTCGAGCGACGCTACTCGGACGACCGGGAAGAACTCGCCGTCGGTGCCCTCCGCCCTGTAGCCCTGGCCGCCCTTCCGCCTCGGGTCGCGGCACCGCTCCAGCCACTCCGCCCGCACCAGCCCGGCGCCGTCCGGCATGGGCTCCTGCTGGAACATGCAGCTGAACAGCTTCTCGCCCAGCGTGCCGTACTTGTCCATCAGCTCTTCGTACGGCCACTGCTCGGGCCACAGCACCTTGGCGTCGCCCGTCTCGTCCTCGTCCTCCGGCCACCGCAGCACGGCTGGGTACTGGATGTGGTGCCACATGCTCGTCCCGGTCTTGGGACCCTTCAGGTACTTCATGTCCGCGATCTTGCCGTAGATGTCGCGGATGTCCACCCTTTGCCCGATGACCACGAACCGGCCCTTGGGCTGCAGCCGGGAGGCCACGGCTCCGAAGAACCAGCGGTCCTCGCGCTCGCGCTTTGCGTCCGAGATGGCGGTGTCGGCGTCGGTCACGTCGTCCACGATGATGTGGGTGGCGCGGAATCCCAGCACGGCCCCGCCGCTACCACGGCTCAGAACCGAGAACTGGGCGCCGGGGTTCTTGTGGGTCGAGGTCCGGCCGACCACCATCAACTCGCCCTTGGAGGGGCGCCACGGCTCGTCGCCGCTATTCTTGTCCGGCGCGAACCGGCCGAAGATCTGGGGGATCTCGGTGTAGGTCAGCAGCACAGAGATGTAGCTGGTCCACATCGTCGCCAGCTGCGAGGAGAGGGAGACCAGGAGGATCTGGGCGTTGCGGTTCTTGACTAGCTCCCACACGGGGATCCACTGGCAGAAGATCGTGGACTTGTTGTGGCCGGGCGGGACGTTGAGGAGGAGGCGCGGGTTGTCCAGGTAGTCCTGCACCCACTCCCGGCAGTGATCCGGCAGCGGGTACTCGGAGAAGTAGTTGTAGAACGCCTCGAACGCCTCTACCGTGTCCTCCAGCATAGCCCGGAACTCGGGGGCCAGCCGCTCGCGTGGAACCGCGGACTGGGTGATGGAGACCATCGCGTTGCCTTCGAGGTTTCCCTTCTGAAAGATGCCTCGAATCGAGCGGTCGGTGAGATTCAGCGCTGCGGCGATCTCCGCCCGGCTGTAGCCTAGCTCCCGGAGCCACATCACACTCGGAAACCAGTGTTCGGCCGAGATACGGGACCCCCCGGCTCGGGCCTGAGCTTCGTTCCTCGCTCGATTGGCTCGGTCGCGGAGGGTTCGGTCTACTGCCGTCATCCTGCTCCTTCGCTTCCGGTTTCGCGGGGCTGTGACCTGCTCGTTTGCGATTTCGTTTCCGGCCGCCGAGATTCCGGCAGTGAAACTTGCATTTCCGCTGGTCAGAGACTATGCGCTGGGCTCAGAACGTAGGTCGGGCGTTGCTTTCCGCCGGATCCTCGTCGCGGGCCTTGGGTCGGGCGACCAGAGTGGTGGCCCTCACGTCGTATGTCCTGCGCCCCAACCGGAACTCACTTCCGAGAATCTTCTGGGGGGACTCACTACACACACACATACTATCACTTTACGACCCCCCCGTATGCCCTAGGTCGAATGGATGTGGTTCTCTGGGTTGGGGGATCCTTT